TGTCGCAAGCAATCGAGTTCACTGTGGCAGCTGATGTCACAGGGAACATGGACGTTAGAATAGATTGGGAAAACCCCAATCTATAACATAAAAGGAGTAGGAGAAAAGAAATGAAATGAAAATAGAGATAACATTAGAAGAGCTTATTAAACAGAACCCCTCCTTAATCGAACAGATTAAGGAGATGGGGAATGATTGGAGCTGCAAGCAAATAAAGCAGTTCACCATAAATAAACTTACCAGCTTCAATATGATTTATATTGAACCTGGGAAGTTCATGATGGGCTCGCCTTCCGGTGAGCCAGGAAGGTTTAGCAACGAAACACAGCACGAAGTGGTGTTAACCCAAGGCTTCTACATGGCTGAAACGGCTTGCACACAAGAACTGTGGGAAGCCGTAATGGGGGATAACCCCAGTGCATTTGAAGGCTTACAGAACCCTGTTGATTCTGTGAGTTGGGAGGATGCTATTAAGTTTATAGAGAAGCTCAACCGCATCACAGGACAGTCATTCCGCCTTCCTACAGAGGCGGAATGGGAATACTCTTGTCGGGCTGGCACGGATACGCCTTTTTCCTTCGGTGGTTATGGCGGCGAAGAAGGTGAGTACAGGGAAAGAACCGTCCCTGTAAAAACATTCCCCTGCAACCACTGGGGGTTGCATGGAATGCACGGGAATGTGGGGGAAATGTGCTCTGACTGGATTGGTAATTATCCGGAGGGATGTGTAGTTGACCCTGTTGGGCCATCTACTGGCTCTTGCCGTGTTATACGCGGCGGCAGTTGGTGCAACGACGGGAGGAATGTACGCTCTGCCTATCGTCTCTGCAACAGGCCTGATAAACGCAGCAGCTTCTACGGCTTCCGCCTTGTGCTGGGATAGGCTCAGGAGAACAAGGATAATTTCACACACGGCCGCCTTCGGGCGGCCATAACTAGGAGTAAAGAAATGTATATCGACGAAATGATAACCAAGATACACATCAAGCTCTATCGTAGAGATTCGGCTCTACGTAGAATCGAAGATGCTGAAGAAAGGCTTTGTCTTTCATCAAAGGAACACAAGGAAGAACAAAGGTTGCTAATTCGCGCTACCAAGCGCGAACTGGCCTTCATCACCAACTATTGTAAGAGCTTCTTGCGGCTCTTGCAATCAAAAAAAGACCACTCGGTCAGGAGCATAAACTACTGGCCGGATGATGTGCTAAATCTCCGTTCCCGCGGGATACCCGCGGACAGAATGGAAAAAACGCTATGGAAACACCTAGAGAGAATAGATGAGATAGGGTGGAATTTACCCCCCCATCTCCCTGCGGAAAGGAGAAATATCTTTGTACGCCTTAAGGAATACAAGATGATGAAGCTAGAAGAACAGCTCTCTGCGAACTCTCGCCTGAAAGCAGGCGAGAGAGTCCGCGTTAGAGAAGAATGCGGGGGATACTCCGCCTACATAACCGGAGGAGGCGGAATATGGGGAGAATTCAGGACAAGGTCTTTAACGGCCTTGATTGAACTGACAACTACTGGCAAATAAGGAGTTCTTCACCTACTATCCGGCCCGCCTTCGGGCGACCATAACTAGGAGATAATAAAATGGCAAGTGGAGCAGCAGTGGCAGCTATTGCCACCACAACAAACGCGATATCCGCCGCCAACTTAGGGGCACATGGTGGTGGTGGTGGTGTTTTTGAACCCTCAGGCTTAGCGTATGTCATGCTATATCTGGCATTGACATACCTGAGCCTGAGCTCATGGTTTGACGATAAGTACGATTATGGGGATATGCTCTTGAGAAGGGTATGCTACTACCTTGCGGGGGTGTCCACAATAGGTGGTGTAGGTGCGCTATTGCTAGCGCGCCTATAAGCTGTTCACACAACAGCCCGCCACATTGTGTGGTGGGCCACAACTAGGGAGAGAGATACTTTGGGGAGAAAAGAAGCCAGTGGGCTCATTTCTCCCCCGAGTTAGAGCCCTCATAAAAGAGGGCGAAGAAAAGCTCAAGGAGGCGAAAAAATACCGCCTCCTCTCACCCAGGGTGGTGAGGTAGAGACTAACTGAAAAAAGCCATGCTTGTTTTTTATACGAGCATGGCTTTTTTTATTTTCCTTGACAAGTAAACGTAAACGTTTACAATACAAGCAAGGAGGTAAAAATGAAGGTTCTATCAATTGACCCAGGGCCGACATGCGGCGTGGTTCTGGTAGAAAAAATCAAGAATGGTTGTATCCGAAGATACAAAGACATTCTTGATGAAGCGGATATACCAAAAGACCGCTTCATAAGTCTCATTCCCTCACTAGTAGGGTTGGATACCATGGTACTTATTGAGAATATAAGCAACTATGGGCACCCTGTAGGGAAAGATGTTTTTGACACTGTAAGGCTAATTGGGTACTTGCAGTGTTGCTTTCATAGCATAGGAAAAGAAGTCAGGCTATACAACAGAAAGGATATAGTATATGCCTTGACAGGTACAAGGACAGCAAAAGACTCCTTTATGTACAAGTATTTAAGGGGTCTTCTCGGTGTCCTTGGTAACTGCTACGTAAAAAAGGACTGTAGAGGTTGCGGACAGAGCCAATGCCCGATGCACGGCCTGAAGAACGATTCAAGGGCGGCTCTGGCTCTGGCTGTGGCATACTTGGAGAATCCAAACTTAAAGGAGTATGAAACATCATGAAAAGACAAATGATAGTTCTTTCGACAAGAGTTCCGAAAGAACTAAAGAGGGCGGTCATAAGGGCCGCCCGCAAAGAAAAAGTAACGCCTTCGGCATACGTGGCAAAGGTGCTGAAGGAAGCAATAGAAGGAGAAAACAAGTGAAAGAAAGGTTGACAGACCCTTTCCTAAGCTCTTGTACTGAGCTTGCAAGGAGAAGGCTTAACAGGGGTGAAGCAACAATGCCGGAAGAGCATTGTGAGGTAGTAACTGCCTTGGTAAAAGAGGTACTTTACTACAAAGAAAAGCTATCTGGCCACCATGAGGCCGTGCAGTTAAACACGGCCCTTGAGGACAAATTAAGCTGGTTGACCGCGGAGATAGAAAACCAAAAAAGCACCATTAGGCGCATAAGCGCCGACATGGAAGAAACAAGAAAGGAGGTAAAGCGTTACCATAAAGACTGTGCTCTTCACACGGAAGAAGAGTGCAAAAAGATGTTGCGGGCCGGTTGACTAGGCCGGCCCACAAGAAGAAGAGATTGAAACCCATTATAACAGGAATGTGTATTATGGGTCAAACAGTGTGGTTTAAGGGGTAGTCAATGAAATTTTATAGAACAAACGAGCAATCAAAAGACAAGGGTATTAGCTTGTTGATATACGGCCCTTCTGGTATAGGAAAAACGTATTGTGTCGGAACGCTACCGGAAGGTAGCTCTCTCTTTGTAGATACAGACAAAGGGAACGAAACTTTAATAAGCAAAAATCACTGCGCAGTTGGAGACATAGAAGGCGTAGAGGACTTGCAGAAACTTTATGAAGCCCTTTATTACAAAAGAAAGGGCTTCGAAGGATTTAAGAACATCATAATAGACTCTGTTTCTGAGCTAGAAAAAGACCTTCAGCAGAAGAGAAAAGAAAAAAAGAACAAGGCTTTTATGTCAATGAAGGAATACGCAGAAAGCGCGGAACAGATAAGAGAATACATAAGAAAGTTCCGCAAGCTTGTGTTTAAAGGATACAACGTGTTCTTTACCTGTCTTGAGATGCAAAAAGAAAGGATTGTTGACGGGGAAGTTATTCACACCAGATCTGTTCCCCAAACATCAAAGAGGTTTTATGAAGAGCTATGTTCTCTGTTTGACGGGGTTGCGTTAATACAGGCAAACCGACAAGGACAAAGAATCCTGAACTTTACTACAAGTAATGACTTTATGTCTAAAACAAGGTTTCAGGGGATAAAAGGACAAGAAACATCAGACCTTCAAGTCCTTATTACAAAAATAGAAGAAGGAAGGAAGGTAAAAGCACAATCGGAGCCAAACAAAGAAGAAGGCAAAAAAGAAGAGAAGAGAGAGCCACAAGGAAAAACCATGACCGAAATAGCGAAGGGAGAAAAAAAAACAGAGGCGCTTACGCCTGCGACCAAAAAAGAGCTCATAGATAAACTCATAGAGCTACATGACCCCAAGAGAAACTTTGAGACACTGGAGCCATTGAGTGACGAGGTACAGGATACGATAATGGCATGTACGGATGGTGGTTTTAGCTCATGCAAAACACTGTTTAGCGCGAATAGCGAATCTATTGTTAGAGATGTTATTCGCCTTGTTAATAACAAAATTCACAAGGAGAGAATAAAGAACAGTGAAAAATAAACTCCAAGAGAATTCTATAAAACAACAGCTTCCCAAGGACTATATAAGCGTAGCCCAGCTTAACGCCATGTATAAGTGCGGAGAGTTTTACAGGCAGCGCTATGTTAAGGGGAAGCCCTTTAAAAGCAACATACGTATGGTTATCGGGAATGCCGTCCACCTTTACGCGAAAAAGCTTATCCAGGGAGAATTAAAGGCCCCTGAGAAGACGTTACAGGAGACGGGGCAGGGGCTTTACTTGTTATCCCGTGATGAACTCTCGGAACTGCTGCTTGATGAGGTACTCACGGAAAGAGAAGAAGACTTTGATTATGCGCTCAAAAAGATTATGACCCCGGAAGAGTGGAAAGACAAAATAGCGACATTGGATTACATGACAGAGCGTGTGTCCATTTACTGTGAATTGTACAAGGATGAAATATACCCGCGGTTTAAAGACACAACCCCCATAGCGGAACTGGATGCAAACACACAACTTGATACAGGTGACGGGTACCCTATTACCATCTTTGGCAAGCTTGATATTGTCATGCCTGGCGTGGGATTCCGTGACCTCAAAGTCATGGGTAAGAAACCTGCCGCCGGTGTTGCTGACGCTTCCCTTCAATTTACCTCATATGCGTACTGGTGGTACAAGAAGCAAGGCGTTATACCGGAAATCTACCAGGACACTATTGTTGGCGGTAAGAAGAAAATCTACGCAATGGAGCCTATAAAGACGGTGCGTACATTTGAGCACCTACAGGCGTATGAAAAAAGACTCGAGGTTTTTATAAGGGCCATTCTCAATAAAAGTTATCTTCCTGCCGGCCCTGATAATTGGTGGTGCGGGCCGGGTAAGTGTGACTTTGCAGGGGAGTGTATGTATGTGTGTAATCCCGAAACGATAAAGGAGGTGGCGTGAACAAAGTAATATACATTGATATTGAGACAACGGGCCTTACAGAGAAGCACGGCCTTATACAGTTGTCCGGAATCATCGTCATTGATGACGAGGTAAAAGAAGAGTTTGATTTTAGAGTACAGCCTTTCAAGTGTGACTTGATAAGCAGCCAGGCGTTAGAGGTGACAGGTGTAAAACAAGAAGACCTGGATAAAGCACCGTATGAACCTCCTGCTGTTGTTCATAGCCGGTTTCTTGAGCTTCTCGGAAGGTACGTTGATAAGTTCGACAAGACCGATAAATTTTTCTTTATTGGTTATAACGCCGCCTTTGATATGCAGAAGCTACGAGAGTTCTTCCAGAAGAACAATGATAACTATATCGGCTCTTGGTTCTGGTTCCCATACATCGATGTCATGACGCTGGCCGCACAGAAGCTTAAGTCAGAGCGTCATAAAATGGATAATTTCAAGCTTTTCACGGTTGCCCGTAAGCTCGGACTTGAGGTTGACGAAAGCAAACTACACAACTCTATGTATGACATAGAGCTAACAAAGGAGGTATACAGCCGTGTCCGTTGACGACTACCCAGAGGATAACCGGCCTGAATGGATACCGCCGTGCACAAGGGACGGCGAACCCTGCGAAAACCTTAACATAAAACAAGAGTACTGCCTTATTCATCAGTATTCGGTGAACGGGCGGTATGAAAACGAAGACCCAAGGGAAGGCAACTACGACTTCCCATGTAGCGACTACAACAAGTCGCCACAGAACACCGTTGATTCAGACGGTGAAGGGGATGTGGTTATCTATATCGAGACAAGCGAACACAAAAGCACAAGTCTCGATATAGAGATAGCAGAGATACTTAGACTCTTCCCCCAACTCGAAAAAGAGCCTGGGGTATGGGAATTAACTCTAAAGAGAAAGGAATAAGGAATGAGCGACAACGTAAAAATTCACAGATTATCAGTAAGTAACTTCATGGCTGTAGAGGCCGTTGAGATTGAATTTGATAAAGGGGTTGCTATCGTTAGCGGCCCCAATGGAGCGGGGAAGAGCTGCGTAATAAACAGCCTTTCAACCCTGTTTATGGGGAAAAAGGCCACGCCGAGCAATGCCGTTAAGAGCGGGACAAAAGAAGCACTGATAAGTGCGGCTTGCAGCTCGTCCGAACTTGGCGACTTCGTTGTCACCAAGAAGATAAAAGAAAGCGGTAACGAGTACCTAACAATAACCACCAAAATTGGTGCCAAATATACCAGCCCTCAAAAGCTGCTTGATGGCTTCCTTGATGTGTTATCTTTTGACCCGCTGGCTTTTAGCGAGATGAGGCCGCCTCAACAAAGAGCATTGCTGATTAAGCACTTTGTAGACGGCATTGACCTCGATGCTCTGGCAGAAGAAAGAAAAAGCTACTACTCTGAAAGAACGCTGCTTAATAAGCAGATGGCTACAGAGAGAGAGCGACTCAATATAATGCCAAAGCCGGAAGAGGTTGAAGAGGTTGAAGAGGTTGACATTCAAGAAACCTTGGCCTCACTGGAAGCCAAGAGAAAAAACAATAGGTACAGAGAATGTCAAATACAAGAAATGGCATCCCTGCAATCCGACATAAACACCTTTGACAAAGAAAGGAAGCGCCTAGAAGAAGAGCTTAAAACCCTGATTGAGAGCAGGAAAGAAGCGACTCAAAGCTGGCTTAATGTTAAGTCTAGCCTCACAGAAGAGGAAGACGTAACAGATGAAGAAGAAAAGCTCAGTAACGCCCAGGCAATCAACAGGAAGGCGGCAGAAATAAGAGGGCAAATCAAGGCCCATATGAAACAAGCGGAGGTCGTTGAAAAGCTTGAAAAACAAAGAGACTTCTGGTCAACCTCAATAGAAGGAGTTGACCTAAGAAAAGAACAGGCGCTGAAACGCTCCACAATCCCCGTTGAGGGCTTAACCGTCACAGATGACGGGGTTCTATATAACGGTCTTCCGTTCGAACAGGAATGTGAAAGCGGGCGAATAATCATAGGGGTTAAGATTGCAGCAGCAATAAATCCCACGCTTAAGCTTATCAGAATAGAACGGGGGAGCGCGCTTGACAGCAGCAACCTCAAGAAGCTTTCCAAGGAGATTAAAGAGCTTGGGTTTGCCGGAATAATAGAAGTGGTAAAAGACACAGAATCCGGCGGAATAGAAATCACGGAGGGGTAAAATGCTGATAGGCGGCAAGGGGGGAAGGGTATACTTTTACCGCCTTTCCCCTATGAAGGTGCTTTATTTTATTCTAGCCCTTGCCACATCAGGCTTGATGTGGTGGGGGATTTTGGAGCTAATATTTTAGGAGGTAATTATGTCTCATCACACCGGCTTTGTGATTCTCGTATTGTTGGCTTTGGCTTGCATGGTTCTCTTTAGTAGAGCGTGGGTTCTAAGGGCTTTAGACGAAAGAGACCAGCGTATCTACAGAAATATAATAGTGCTGATTAACACGCAGCTTGCGGAAATCAGCTTAAAAGTAGCGATAATGGAGGCGAACGATGGATGTAACGGAGATTTTCTTAACAAGGGAGGAGAAGAGACAAGAGAAGCTGGTAAAGGGGTTAAACAGGAAGGAAGACGGGCAAGGATAGACAGAGACAAGTATGTCCTTAAGGGCAAATCTCCTTATAAAGCGAAATTTTGAAACATATTTGACAGCAATAAAGACCGTAACAAACAACAAAGAGAATACATCCTCAACAGGATAGATTCCGAAGCAGGGAAAGGAATATGGTGAAAAAATGGGAAACGAATACAGCAACACAATTGCGGAAATTCTATCTGCCATAGTAGAGGCCAAGACGCTTCCGCGCAGCAGAGAAGCATCCTTGGTTGTAACCAAGTTGGAGGAGGCCTATTTGTGGGCCAAAGAAGCAGAAGCGGGCAATCTAAAAGAAGAATAAAAAACACACAAACAAGAGGCCGTCTTCGGGCGGCCCAGGGGGATGATATGGAATATATATTACTATTGCTATCAGTTCTGGTAGGATACCTTAACTGGAAATTCATTTGTCTTAACCAGGAAAGCAAGGTGTTAACGAAGCTCCTTGAAGGGTTTGCAGAAAAACAAGTAAACACAGATAAAGGAGTAAGACGTGGAATATATAATATTAGCATTAATAGCCTTAGGTTGGTTTGCTGACTGGCTAGGGTACCTGAACATAAAGTCGAAACTTGGCAAGCTAGAAAAAAGAACAGCATGGAATAGAGATGGTATTGAAGGTTTACGGTCAGACCAGAACCACGCCGACAGGAGGCTTGATACGGCTACAGTATCAGGCGACCAAGAGCTACACCTGATACATCAAAATATTGCCAAGCACAAAAAGAGGCTCAATTATCTCAATCGCCGCCTGAACCGCGAGCTTAACGGCAAGGGGGTTAAGGCTCTTGCGGGAAAGATTGAGCAACTCGAAAAATACATAAGGATGATAAGAGAGAGGTAGGCACCGAGGACTATAACACCCGTCTTCGGTACGGGTTTGATTTAGAATAAAAAGAATAGTCTGAAAATGTGGAAAATTTCAGACTATCAACAACAACTTTACAGGAGAAAAAAAGAATGACAACAGGAATAAACCTAAAGAAGGCAAGGGAAAACCTAGGATTTTCCGTTAAAGAGGTAAGTGCAATGGTAGGACTATCCCAATTGTACATACGTGAAATAGAGAAAGATGAAAGGAAAGTAAGAGAAAAAACATTAGCAAAGCTTTGCGATGCGTACAGGGTGCGTACTGAAGATATTTTAATAGAAGGAGTTATCGTAACCCTAGGAAAGGGAGACGGGGTTGCCAGAGAATGGAAGGTCTTGATAGAGCAAGGCCGTGGAAAGGTCTTTGTCAAAATACCAATAAGACCCCACGACACCACAGGAAACGCGGTCAACCTGGAGCCTATGCACACAGAGGCTCAGATAAGCAACAAGGCCTTGGTTAAACACATGACCAAGGAGTACAGGTCTCTCAAGTCATCAAAGTACAAACTTGGGAGTGCCGCCCAAATGCTAATGGTAACGATTTCAGCTTGTCTCTACGGGACAAGTTATTCTTAGCAAGAAAAAGTATTTTTTGTTTTGCTTTACTATGTGAAACATACTAGTATATAATAATCCTTATATAAACAAGGAGGTGATAACTTGAGCTTTTTGAATACTAGAGACGCGGCAAGGCTCTTGGGGATGAAAGAAAATACCTTAAGAGTTATGGCGCAAAAAGGGAAGATTCCAGGATACAAGATGGGTAGTACCAGTCAGTCCACCTGGAGATTTAAAAAAGAAGAGTTGCTTGGTTTCATGGAAAACAATAGAAACAACTAAAGGAGAAGGTTGTGCATAGAGGATGGGTTAAATCTTGGAGGAAGGCACTTGACCATCCGCTTTATTCAAGGCCGTTAGTTTGGCACTATTTCAACTACTGTCTTCTAAAGGCCAATCACAAGCAAGGAAAGATAGAGTTTGGAGGGAAAGAAATAGTAATCGAGAGAGGCAGCTTTATAACCGGAAGAAAGGAGGCAGCCATAGAAACCGGCCTATCAGAGCAAAACATACGTACAGCAGTAAAAAAACTAGAGTGTTTTGGTCTTATTAAAAAATCAACCAGCAAATCAACCAGCAAATACTCTTATATAACTGTATGTAATTACGATATTTACCAAGACACAGAAACGGGAGGTAACCATCAAAGTAACCAGCAAGTAACCAGCAATCAACCAGCAATCAACCAGCAATCAACCACAAACAAGAATGTTAATAATTATAAAGAACAACAAGAAATAAGGGAGAGTACCCCCCTTACCCCCCACGGGGGGGAATGCACAACGGAAGGAGATGAGAGTGGAAGAGAACACGGTCAAGACGCAGATAGCAAGGTTGACAAAAAATGGGCACACACAGGAAGAAGCCGAAGCAGCGATAAAGATAATATCGCTACTTGTTCTTATCGGGATACCGAAAGAAGTAATGGGATTAGTTCTGGCGGCAACCAAAAGAGACCGCATGGTCAAAATATGGAAGAGCTTCAAGGAGAAAATGAAAGAAGCGAACATAGAAATTTAACCCAACCAATAGAAGAATCCAATCCCAGCGACTCACAGTTGGCGGGAGTTGACATAATAAGGAAGAGCGACGGACAGAGGGAAATCTTCGACCACTGGAACAGCAAAAGGATAATCGTCCACAAAAGCATAGCCCCTTTCAAACCCTGTATAAGCGCAAGATTGGAAGAGGGGTACACGGTGGAGGAAATTAAGGGGGCTATAGATAATTACGCCTTCGTGCTTAACAGCCATGATTATGTTTGGTCGTACAGGGGGTGGTCGTTAAAACTGTTTCTGACCAGAGCGGGAAACCTTGACCGGTTCATGACGGAAAATAAGCCGCTGGAAGTATTACCAAAGAAAGGAGGTGATAACGATAGACAATATAAAGGCAATAGTCGAAAGAGTGGTGGCAGATGTAAAAAGCCGCCCCTCCAAAGCGCCTTGCCTGCCGAAATGCCCTAAATGCGATGATACAGGGTGGAAATATTTAAACGGCGGACGAGTGAGGCGCTGTGGGTGCATATATGAGAATAGAAAGCGCCTCAAGCTCTCTGTGATTCCAGAGAGCAGAGAGAATGCAACCCTGAAAAACTATATCACAACTCCAGTGGAGATATGGAGTGATGTAAAAAACAAGATGGTTCCTGTGACGTTCCCTGGTCACTTCGATATCAGGAACAGTTATTTTCTTTTCGGCCCACCAAAGAAGGGGAAGACCCACTTGTTATGGTCACAGTACAGGGCCATGACGGAAGAAGGGATATTCAAAACCTATATTGAGCGGGAGTTCTCGTTATTAAGAAAAATGCAAGAGCAGAGCTATGAGGGGGTGAAGCACTTTAATCTTGACCAAAAGGGCCTACATTTCTTTATTGATGAGTTCGCGGACTCTGAAATATCGGACGATAAAGGAATGCATATGTTTGCCTTACTAGACCGGCTCCATGAGAGCAGAGCCGGATTAACAGTGACCTCTAATTGGTCACTAAAAGAAATAAACGAGAAAAAGATGTTCGGAGACCGAACAGAGAAAATTACGTGGCGCATTAAAGACTTGTGTCATATTGTAAGGTTTGGCGGTACCGAACGCTGACCAATAACACCAACCAGAAGCCCGTAACCGCCCCAAATTTGAACGAACGGGGCGCGGGGTATAGCTAAGTATAGGAGAGGGAGAAAAATCAATGAAAAACACGAACCAGACACCCCGTATCACCTGGATGAGCGACGGAAAAAACAAGAATTACATCCTCTTCTTGAACTGTGGAGACTTGGTAATTCCTGTGGCCGCTGTTGATTATTATAACGGGCTATACAACCTGGAGGTTAATGAGAACCTTTTGTTTGTTGACAGTACAAGCGGGGAGTGGACAACTTTACCAACCCTGATAACCCCGTCTTTCAAGAGCATCAAGGATGTAAGCGACTACGTGACAGAGCTTTTTGGTGTGGAAAGTGTTTTACCGCTGTTTTCAGCGAAGTATACGGTGGTGCTGCAGGAGGGGTAACACATGTCCGTAAAGTATGAACCTGTGACCTGGATAGAACTTAAAGCTGATGTATATGCGGGTGAGATTAACAGAAGGATTGATAAGGGGCAAGAATATGAAACTTAAAAACCTGGTCGTCTCGCTTGAGACAGCGAAGAAACTGAAAGAGGCGGGATTCTCGCAGGATACCGTATTTAGTTGGGATGATCCCAGCGAAACAGATAGCGATTACGATACGTATTTTTTGGAGAAAAGAGAAAAGCTGGAAAGCGCTCAGTGCGACAGCGAAACGCTTTTTGCCGCCCCAACACTGGAAGAGCTTTTAAGTCAGCTACCGAGTAATTGCTGCGAGGCCGATACAGAGCTAGATATGCACGGAGGCAAAGTGTGGTGCTCCGGGTACGGGCATACTGGCATGGGCGTGCTTGAAGCTACCGTCAACGCCGGGCTGAGAATTGCGCCCTGATGGGAGTATACAGAAAACTTAAGGAGGCCGTGAATGGAATATAAGCAACTCCGCCAATTGCGAGAAGCGGTAACGATAATCAACCTTGCTCATGAGCTGCAAGCCAAGGAGTTAAAACGCCTGAATGACTTAATTAAAGAGCTAGAAGGCGAGTCACCAAAAACAACGGAGGGATAAGGTGGAACAATTTACTTACAATTGTAGGCAATTCAGAATCCAAAGCACCGCCCCAAATTTGAACGAACGGGGCGCGGGGTATAGCCTAGCCTAGGTATAGGAGAGGGAGAAAAACCAATGGAAAACACGAACCAGACACCATGTATCACCTGGATGGGCGACGGAGAAAACAAGAACTACATCCTCTTCTTGAACTGTGGAGACTTGGTAATTCCAATAGCCGCTGTTGATTATTATAACGGGCTATACAACCTGGAGGTTAACGATAACCTTTTGTTTGTTGACAGTACAAGCGGGGAGTGGTCACCTGTACCAACCCTGATAACCCCGTCTTTCAGGAATATCAAGGATGTAAGCGGCTACGTGACAGAGATTACAGGCGTGAAGGTCTTTTATAGGTCAAGAGCAGCTAAACTACAGGAGCCAAAGGAGGGCTAGGCTATGGAACCAGAATTTAAGTATAAGTGCGAACAATTCAATATACAAAGCACAGTCCCGCTTAATTGCGGAAAAAGTCGGAATTGCTGGCGGGTGTGCGACAAAAGGAATGTGAAAAACAGGGATATTGTATTCCCTGTAAAATCCTTTTTTGCAGAAAAAGGCAAGAAGACTTCTGTGCTTGTTAATACCGAGCAGATTATAAGTCTTGACGCGATAAGAAAAAAACGGGGTGGCATTGCCAGATGCTACATGCTGTACGAGATTGTGAAAGCCTTTTCCGAGCTTCCCAAGGAACAAAGGCAAGATGCAATAGCCATTGTCCCTTGGGAAGAGGTGAAAAACAAGGAAAATAACAATATAAGCATTACCCCGAGAACCGCAAATATTATCAAAAAAGACCCAGAAAGCAACCGGCAGATGGGGAAGTATTTGACAGCCGCGATTATGGCGTTTGAGGGGGATTAAATGATAAAAAGATGGAATACCTTCTTATTATTTCAAAAAAGGAGTAGATATGGCAGATTTTAATAAAGTTATTTTGGTAGGCAATCTAACCCGTGACCCTGAGTTGAAATATACACAAGGCGGCACGGCAGTGTGTCAACTGGGCCTGGCTGTAAATCGTAAATACAGGGTCAATAACGAGCAGAAGGAGGAAATCTGTTTTGTTGATATTACCGTTTGGGGTAAGCAGGGTGAGAACTGCAAGCAGTATCTTGCAAAAGGCCGTCCAGCACTTGTAGAGGGAAGGCTCCAATACAGGACATGGGAGGGTTCAGACGGACAAAAACGCTCAAAACTTGATGTAGTGGCCGAGAGTGTGACGTTCTTGCCCCGTGCACAACAACAAGGCGGACGCACAGAAAACGGCGGCAAGTCTGCCGGTATGGACTCTAACGAACCGCCTTTTCCAAGTGGTGACGACATACCGTTCTAGGGGGATGTGCGAAAGGAGACCGTCGGTATTGTATGTACCGGCGGTCTTTTATGCTTGGAGAATAAAAACGTTGTCTCTTAGAATATACCTTATGGCCCCCGCGGCATCCACAAGATTGTTATGTTTCCAACGCAGCGTCTCCCCTGATACATTCCAGGCCATGTTAGACCTGAAATACTCAGGGTCGCTTCTTAGCAGTGCGGCTATGTTTATTGTTGCCGGTAATGTTCCAACAGTCCATGTTATTTGTGTCTCTGTAACAGTGGTCGTGCTTCCATCATCCCCCACAAGTCTTATTTGCACAAACTGATTGCTGGTTTGAAAGCTTCCGCCTGTTGTAATCCAGGCTAGGCTTGTATCGTCTCTGTTGAAGCTGTTTTCACTTGTTCTAAACTGAATAACTACCGTTCCGGCAGAAACGGAAGGCGTTACTGTTACGCTCTTGCTGCCTGATTCTAGGCATTTAACAGGGCTGCTTGCTGTGTCGTTATCTTCTAGCTCAAGAGTACCCGTGTCGGCATCGCCTGTTATCGCTGCTGTACCGCCAAGAATCCACCAATCCCAGCTTTCATCATCTACAGCGGGAAAGGCCGTGTTGCCCCACCTATATTTTTTTGCTGGAATGCCGCATACAGCGTACATGTCGCCTATACGGTTATGACCTGCTGCCGTAAAGTTAACTCCGTCAGAGTCATAAGCTGCGGCTATGTCGTCATCTGTGCTACCTTCTGTGGCGTGACAAAGTTCTTGGTATGATGGGCAAAGCTGTATATTGTTATCAACACAAAACTTTCTATATGCAGCGTTTCTTAATTTCGTCTGTTCTTGCTGTTGTTCCTTGGTTAGGCCGCTTGCAATAACTCCCTGTGTTGTTACAGGCGGTATTTCGCCTATAACCAAGGTTCGGGGCCACACTTGCCCATCTACTTTTTTTCTTATAGCTTCCAGCGCTGCAAGTGCCTCAGCCTCCGTTACGTAAGCCGGTTCTGCCGACACATAGTCTTGGGTGCCCGCTACAATATAAACGCGTTCTCCGTTGTCTGGTATTCCGTCAGCAAGTATCCTAGTGTTAACGGCCTCCGTAGTATCACCTGGATTGCCTTTTTTGAGCACATCAAAATCGCTCACAGCATCAAGGCGTGTCCATATGGTGGTACCTGCGCCTCCGGTGCCGTCTGCTATGTCGTCACCAACGCCAATACCGTCATAACTCCAATCTGACAAAACAACGTTATCTACCTGGTACACTAAGGATGTGCAGTCTGATTGCGCCTGGAAATAAAGACCGTCTGTGTGGGCCACAAGGTTATGTGTGTATACCTCTGTCCAGTTCGCGAAGGCCCCGCCCTTTATTTGAATACTTGCCTCTGATGCTCTACGCCATATAATCCTAATGCTGTAAGACGTGCTTGCCGCCACAGAATAGGAAGTTCCAACCGGAGCCCCGTTTCTCATTACAAGTATATTATTTGCTTGTGTTGGGTCAATATATAATTGTAGTTGCGTTGCCGCTGTAGTGGAAAGTGTGCTGCTGGCTATATATCCAATCAAAAAGCTTTGGTTTACCGCTCCCGTTATCGCTGGAATGGTTAAGTCAAAAGAGGCTCTTATAACCTCGTAATAATTCTTATGAAAGGATATAATGCCGTTTGCGTTGTAGGCCCCTCCGCTGGCTATATTCAGGACTCCCCCTGATTCTGTAATATTTCCGCCGGTATCTATCGTTTTCCACTGGTCGTCTCTTATCTGGTTGTCGGCGAAGGTATCACTTAGTATTAATCTACTTGGTGGCTCGTCGGCAGAAAAAGAACCTCCTAGTGTGGTTCCGTGATTTCCGCTACCTGACTGGTCTTGAAAGTCACCATTAAAAATTAAGTGTAGCTTTAGGTTTGCGGCTTGTGGGATGGTTCCGAAGGTGCGTATTGTTTCTATCTGCGCGGCGGAAAGCTGTGTATTGTGAATTGTTACGAGCCCGCAACTACCGTCAGTAAAGTACCTTGCCGGAAAGTCACCATAGTTAGACATAACATAAACCGGTTCGCTGTTATCGCCTATTGTTGAAGCTCCTGCCGTTATAGAGTTTTCTTGTACATCATCAACATAGACATACATGGTACCGCCTTGCTTCCAAGAGCAAGCAAGGAAATACCATCTACCAGGAACCCAGTTAGTTGTTGTGCTTTGAATCGTAGCTCCGCCCCCGCCCTGAACAAGAAGCTCTAGCTTGCCGTTAAATCCGGTATTTGTAACATCAAAACCAAATAGCCAGTCTCCGTTATTTCCTGTCGGCTTGTTTTTAGAGACTAATGCTCTGCCTCTTGGCCTTGCTGTATTTACAGGCTGGTTTAACTTCCAATAACCGCAAACGGTAAGTTCTGTGAGGTTGGCGAAGTCCGCGCCAGCGATAGAGATTGTTTGCTCTTTCGCAGTGGTTCTATATGACGACGTGCCGTAATAATTATTACCCGACAGGTTATCTTGTTTTTCTTGCAGCGTTATGTCTGGCATAACACCTCCTATGCTGCCGTTGCGTAAAAACAGTTCGCTATGTCTGTTGTGCTTGAGGGTTCGTGCGCGCCTTCGTATTCTGCTGTGATTAAATACTTAGTGCCAACATTTAACCCTGTAAAGCTAAATGTGCCGCCAGAAGATATAATAAGCTGTGTAGAAGTAGGCGGCTGTGTTTCGTTCAGTTTTTGGTAGACGTTCATTCTCACTGGGAATAACTCGCAGTTAACTGCGTTGCCGTCAGCGTCTTTTATGGTGCCTGAGATTGTACCGGCTCCGCCAGCATCAGGGTGTTCAGAAACCGGAACTGTTATAGTGTCTGTAAGTCCCGCGTTAGGCAGTGCAGTGAATATATTTTCTGGTATAATATGTATTTCGTCAAGATAGCCGTTAACAAGGTCACTTCCTGAGCCGCCTTGTCCTATATATAATGTTCCTCCCGTACCAAAGGATACAGTATTGCTTGTGCTGTCATATCCTATTTGCGTGCCGTCAAGATATGCACCGTATATAGTGCCTACTTTGCATATCGCGTAATGATGCCACAATGCATCTGCCACTATACCGCTTTGACTTGTCTCTATTTTAGCAGCCCCGCCGCCCTCGATGACGGACACAAGCCAGCCCGAAGCGGATTTATGGCGTATAAGCCACCTATTGTTTATGTCCACGAAGTAGGTTATGAAATAGTCGAACGCGTGTACTGCGTTCATTTTGCACCAAAAATCAATAGTCCAGTCACTTGATACGGAGTTGAAAATGTCTGCAAAGTCGGCGTGTCCTGCCGCTGTAAGCCAGTCGCCCGTACCGTCCAGCATGCAGCTACCGGTACCAAACTTTTTGTTGGCCTGGTCTATTTGGGCGTTACCTGCTGGAGATATGCTGTGCGGAGTTGGCGAAGAATCGGTAAATACCGTACTTGCGTCATTTCCGTTACAGTGTAGTAATAATCCTGGTTGTCCCATTTTGTGCCTCTAAATATGTTTTGCAATGCGCGCCATAATATCCCTGACAGCTATAAAAAACGTGCTGGATATCATCCCTACTAATATTCTTGTGTGGAAAGTTTGGTTTTTTTCGTGTTCCACAAACCTTACCTCTATAGTGTTAACATCTTTCTCGTTCTTCCTGATTCTGTCGTCATGTGACGCTAGTCTATCAACAAGGTCTTTTCTTAGACCCTTCATCTCATCGAGCAATAATCTGGTTATTTCCTGGTCGTCCATTATTTGAATCCGGTTTCTTTGGAGACGGCCTTTCTGCCCCTGACTTCTGTTTTAAAAAAGTTCTCTTCGTTAATTATCTTTACCAGTGCTTGCCTGGCTACAGCCTTTGTAATGTTCTGTGCTTTTGGGGATAAATCTACAAACCCGTCTACAAGATATCTCCTTATGGGTTTTGATTGGTACACCCTTGCTATTATTGCCGGTGTCAACAATGCCCCTACTGCTACCTCTGGCCCTCCGTACATGCTGCCACCGGCAGCAGCGGCAAGAAGCTGCACCTTTGTCATTACGCCGCCAGTACCAGAAGGGTTTCCACCCAGTGCGGCCACATCTGTAGACTTAAACAGCTTTCCTATGGATGCGAAGTTTTCAAGAATCTCTATGTCTTCCGGGTCATCAAAAACCGTTTTTAGTGCGTCTTTGTCGAATTTATTAATGATATCACTGAGTTTATTAGGATTTATCCTTGTTGTTCCGTCTGGAAGCTTGTCTGATGCCTGCTTGACGAAGTCAGCCATTACATAACTTTTTATTTCATGCCAATTTTCTTTGCCAACGATAGCTTTCATTGCTTCCGGCTTTGCTATCTTGTCTTTACCTAGAAACATTCTTGGTATGTCTTCGTGGGCTATTTTGCCAGCCTTGAGATTATTTATAAAGTTTCCAAGAACAGGGTCAAAGATTTCATCCATCTCCTTTTTGTACCAACCGTTGGCTTTCCTTAGGCCGGCTATAATATCACCGGCTTTATTTTCTATCGCCCACAGTTCCACGTCTTTTTGTAGAGCACTGTCAAGCAGCCCTATGTGGTACTTATCTTTGGATATAAACTGTTTTATATCCCGTCCTTTCTTAAGTAGATTACTTCTGTAGTCGGCGAAGTTTTTTAATGTCATGGATGTTTCGCCATCGATGATTCTCTTTAAGAACTTATGTATAACGCTGCCTTCTCCGCCTGCGTTAAGAATGTCACGCTCCAAGCCCTTTGCTACTCTTGCGGCATTTGCAAAGTCTATTGTTTCGCTACTTAGTCCCCTACTGGAAACCTTATTCCATAGAGAATTGTAAAGCAGGCCTGCTTGCCTGGCCCTTGCCGCAAGCCTTGAGTCAACCGCGGACTCTATGTGCCTTCCAAGTGCTTTCTTTGACATTTCCAGGTTGAACTTATTGCCTACAGACCTATTGACGAATTCTCCGAATGACTCAACGCCAGAGGCTTTAATATCTCCTGCGACATCCGAAAGAGGAAATCTTGATACAAGATTCTCTCCCTTAATAACACCTATTGAATTAGTAGCCTGTCCGACTGTTAGAGGTATATTTTCCTTTTTGGCAAGCTCTGTTACCTTCTTTAGCCCAGGCTTAACGGCAAGCGGTTTTAATACCTTTTTGGCAATACCAGAAACCCCTCTGCCTATAAGCTCTCCCGCGGCCCCTTTTCCGAATTCTTCTACTGGATTAAATTCTTCCACTGGGCCTATTAACGCCTGAACAAGCCTTCTTGCTCCTGAGCCGACAACCTGCGCTGCGCCTTGGGCTGCTATCTCGCCAGCTATAAAGCCCTTTGTCGCCCCTGCCGCTATCCCGCCAGGGCCGGCGGCTGAACCAAGAGAACCCCCAATGGCGGTCATACCCATTTGTGCGGCAATACCAGCGGATACCTCAGGGATATCCCCAACGATATCAAGCATGTCGTTAAAAGATATTCCGCTTTCGTCAAATTGTGTCCATTTTTTTGTATGCGGGCTTTTAAACTGAATAGCACCGTCACTCATTCTTACGTTGCCGGTTCCATATTTTTGTTTAAGGAACGTAATTTTCCCTTCGTCAGTGGCGTAGAAGCTTGCAAGCGTTCTTTCCCACGCTGGGGCACCGGTTGTCACGTCAACCCCTGCGGGTGGACGCGGAGCCTGTCTTGTAAGCGAAGGTGGTAACTGTAACCCTTTACCCACAATAGCTTGCCCTATTTGACCAGGGCTACCCATTGGTTGTGTTTGTTGTTTTGCAAGGAAGTCTATAACGGAATCAACAGACGCACTTGGATTAATGTCCGAGACTTTAACGCCTCTCGTTTTGGCAAGATATGAGACAATTTTCTTGTCGTCCCATCCTTGCTGTCTTGCTTTTTCTACATTAAACGGCATTTTTCATTCCTCCAAGGCGGCCCCTTCTTGCAGTGTCTGGCTGTCTACAATTCCAAGAGCGCCAATGGTTCCCTGCTCGATAATTCCTGGAACCTCGTCTCTGAGTAGGGCATCAACATTTGTCATTATACCTGTTGGCTGTAAAGAGAACTCCTGTAGCGTGTTCAGCTTTATTTTTAGGTGTCTCTTTATAATTTTCCTTAGTTCTTTTGCTTTTGCCATATATGCTTGCGGCGAGTCCCCCGTGTTTGGTAGGGCTTTCTTGAATCTCAACTCTTCCCATCTTGTTACCTGCGAGCCGGAAGCTGATTTTAAGTACTTATTGTAAAATGTTTGTGTTGCAGTCTTGAATCTCACAAACTCAGGGTCGTCAAACTGTAGCTTTTCCCTGATATAGTTAACTGCGTTGTTACCATATCCCACCATGTTCTGTATGGTACTGCCATACCCGCCTATAATGGCGTTCAGGTCTGCAAGCTGTATCTTGCTATCATTTATGAAGTCCACTGTTCTCTGACTTCTAACCCTAACATCTTTAATCGTGTCCTTTGTGACGAAGTCTTCCGGTGGAGGCTCTCCGTTAAACGCCCCAACCGCTGCGTCTCTGGCTTCTTTTCCTGTAATTGGCCTTACTGTCCCATCCGGTAGTTTTTTTGCAAAATTCTTAAGGATATTATTTGTTTCTTTTATTATGTCTTTGTTGCTTGTGGCCGCCTTATCAGGCTTAATCGTGTCCTTTGTAACGAAGTCTTCCGGTAGAGGCTCTCCGTTAAACGCCCCAACCGCTGCGTCTCTGGCTTCTTTTCCTGTAATTGGCCTTGCTGTCCCATCCGGTAGTTTTTTTGCAAAATTCTTAAGGATATTATTTGTTTCTTTTATTATGTCTTTGTTGCTTGTGGCCGCCTTATCAGGCTTGCCTATGGTGATACCAGGCTTGCCTATAGTAATATCAGGCTTGCCTATAGTAATATCTTGGAAAGCCTCTGGAATCTCTCCGGTTTTACTGAACTCCTTTATTGCCATAAAGGCCAGTCCGGCATTGATTTTTTTTCCTTCGCTTGTCCTTCCTTCTTCTGCCAGCGTTTTAGCTAGCTCAAACATTCTTTCGTTTGAGGTATTCTGGAGGTTAATTGCCAGTTTTTCTCTCTCTAGCTCTTCTTTTTTCCTGAATCTAAGAAACTCGTTTGCAGCCTTTTCTTTGTCTAGTTTTAGTCTGCCTTCCTCTTCAGATTTTTTCTGCAAAAAACTCATCCAATCAATAGCGATAGACATTTTTTGCTTTTCGGCCTTTAGGGCAAACTCTCTTTCTCCTGTGTATGCCTTATATATCTCTATACCGGCCCTTATTGCCTCTGACTTGTCTTTGAAGCCTGTTTTTGATAGAACATCATTTGTTAAGCGTTTCTCTGCATTACCAAGCAATATCTTTTCTGTTTCCGCCCTTCTTTTGGCTGCCTTTCCTGTGAATTCGGCAACTTCCTCTGCCGCCTTCTTTACTTTAAACGGAAGAACTGCTTCTCTTTCTTTTATTTTTGATAATGAATCAAGGATATCCGTATCTATCCTTCTTATCTCGGCAGGCCTTCTTTCTCTTGTGTCGATTATTCTTTCTTTCGTTAAGCCTGTTTCGGTTTCAATCTTAGCTCTTCTCGCTGGAAGCAGCGCTGCTTCTGTTTCTGTCTTTTGTAGTATATTCTGCGTTTCCGCTATAAGCTTATTCGCTTCTTCCGGTGCTGTTTTCATAAGCCTCATTGCTTGGGCAATGTTTTTTGATGCCGTCCCAAGCTGGCTTTGCGCTCTCGCTTCTTTGAGTCTCGTTGTGGCTTCTTTTTCTTCAATCTCAGACGGAAGCAATCCCGCTATTCTCTGTGCTTCCTGTTCTGCCTTTTCTGCCTGTGCAGATTTTAATCTTGCTGATGGCTGAGCGCCCATCACCCCTTCAAAGCCGCTTACGATTTCGGAGAACTTCGGCTGTCTGGCAGGTGCTTGCTGAAACTTACCGCCGGTATAAACGCTTGTCCCAGGTTGAACCAATAGTGATTGTCTGGCAGGTGCCTGCTGAAAGCCGCCGCCGGTATAAATACTTGCCCCAGGCGCTGATTTCATTATTGCGTCAAGCAAGACTTTTCCTTGTGGTGTGGCAAGTCTGCTACCCGCTGGAACCTGTAATGGCTGACTTGCTTTGAATTGTTCCAACGCAAGAGCCTGTCTTACCTTCTGCTGCTCCACTTGCTGGGCTAACAAACTTTTTAGTTTCGCAGCTTCTAATTGCTGCTGCAAATTTCTTTTAGCCTGTTCTCTGGCAATAAATGGCTGTGCAAGCTGTCCTGCCCCGCTTATTAGTCCGCTTAGTATTGCTAGGTCTTTAGTTGATGCCATGTTAATACCCTCTTATCGCTCTAAGATAGAGAGGCTCATCTTGCAACTCCATCGGCTGAGCAGTTAAACCAAGAAAGGATAATGTTCCGCCAGCAGGTGTCCCGAATCCCTGCGGCAGAACTCCAAGACCTCCCGTTGCTGTAGTCAAAGACCTCTGCCCTCTTGATGGCAATGTACTACCTGCCCATTCTTCGGGGTTTTCTAGGAAAAATACACCCTCAAATTCTTTTGATATATCACCTAAATCGTAGCCGGACAAATCGGCTGGCTGTTCTGATATAGAGCGTAACATTTCCTCTATGGGCTGCCCCTTGTATTCCTCTAAGAGCGGGCCCATCCCAAGGCTTATGTTCCCGCCTCGTAACATGCCTGGCGTGAACTCTCCTTTTATTTGCTCAATATCCGGTATATCGAGACTTTTCGCATAATCAATCATAGCTTCGCCTGGGTTGCCGAATTCTTCTAACGTTATAGACGGATTTATTGCCTTCTCTATCTGAAAAGCAACATTCCTGTCCATGTCGTTAATAATTTTAACTCTGTCTAACAACTCTTCTTTGAGTTCGCCAGAGTTGCCGAATTCAAATATATTAGGAATATCTGTTATGCGCTCCAGGTCTTCTCTGGATAGCGCCTCAAGCTCTTTCTCCCATAGGGGCCCAGCAAGTGACTGTCTTGTTTTCTGCTCAATAGCAACAGGGCTTTTAGACATATCCCAATCGCCCGTAATTGCGCTGTACGTCCCCTCGCCAACATTCCTTAATATCTCACCAACCATTCCGGCTATCGGGCTTCCTGCTGCGGCACCTCCGATAACCGACGATAACATACCTGCGTCACCCTCAGTACCTATCCCTGCGGCTCCGCCAACCATCCTTGCAATCTGCCCTCCTGTAGCGCCAGCAGCGAAACCAGGCACAGCCGCAGCGAATGGCTTAGATATCCCTTTTTGAACCAAGGCACTACCAAGCGTTCCTGCTGCTTGTGAATAAGGGGAAGCCGCGGAGGAAGACGGCGACACCCCCGCGGCCTGACGTGCAGGTGTTGATTGCACACCGCTTGGTTGCCCAAACGGAGTGTAAGCCCTGCTAAATGGTCTATATGCTGAGTAATGACTGGGCATTTTTTAACCCTTATGGTTCGCCTTTGTGTAAGCATATGCCTCAGCAAAGTTATTAAACTTAGGCATTCCGCCAGACGTATTAGTACTCGCGCGATTATTGGCTCTAAGCACACCGCTTGCAGGCTTTTGCTTGTTGACTATCTGCCTGTCGCTGTTTGCCTTTTTGGCTGCAAGGTTGTTCTGTATTTTTTTTCCTGCCACTACCTGAACTGCTGTATACGCAAAGTTGGCCCTTTTCTGTGGGTCTGTCGGTATATGTTCGGTAGACAGCCCCATGCTGTTTAGGTATTCGCTTATGGCCTGCTGCGTTTCACTCTGTGTTAATCCGGTTTTTTCTGTTATCGCACCAAGTATTCTATTGTCTGTGCTAACAAGCCCTTGCTGCTGCTGTGCCTGTTGTTGCTGCTGCATTGCCTGTAATGTCTGTGTGACCTGGTTTAGCTGTGTTTGGAACTGATTTAACGGGTTTCCGAGTTCATCGCCCCAGTCTTTTGTGAAGTCAACAGCTGGTTCCGGCTCTGGTTGTGCTGCCTGCGGGTTTCCTCCATACAGATAATTATTTACAGCCTCTATTGCTGTTGGGTCGCCTGACCTTGCAGCCTGAACAAGCTGGTCTAGCGTGTCGGCCTTCTGTGCGTAGCCCGTTATCTGCTCTGGTGTGTACTGCGGTACTACCGGCTCTACCGGTTCGGTCTTTGGTGTTTCTACGGTCTCAACCGGCTCTGTTTCTGTAGGTTCCTGATAGTCCTCCGTAGAATTGGTTGTAATATCTTCCGGCATTTCACCTGTTATACTTACGTTTTCTTCTGTTCCTTCAAATTCCATTTTATAACGCTCCTAATGTTGCTGTTGGTCTCCGGTTTTGTGTTTGTGTCGTGTCTCTCCCTGTTGCTAATTCAGCGGGAGACTGAACAGCGCCGCCGCCAACCGGAGCGTTGACCGGCCCCGCGGGAGCCGTGACGGCGGGCTGTTGTTGAAACATTGAATCAATTATTTCCGTTGGAACCCCTCCTAGGTTATCCATTGCATCTTTTATCAAGTGCCTTAGTCCCGGGCCTGGGTTAGGGATTAGCCCTGTTTGCGCTCCTTGCATAACAAGCTGTGTTAACCTCATGTTCTGCTCTTGCTTGAGACCATTGTCACGCCATGAAGCTGAACCGGCTTTCACCTCAAAGCCGAATTCACCAATACTCTTTATGCCAACCCACTCTTTAAACTGTGGCTGCCCTCCGTATTTACTATCAATCCTGACGACTTCGGGCCATTCATAGTATTGCTTGACAAGCTCAATTGTTTTTTGCGCTATGCGGGCTACAAATGCCTCAAATTGAGACACTTTGTTCTCCATGATGACATTGCTTGCCTGACTTCTTATACTCGCCTCTGTAGCCGTCTGCTTCTTCTGGCTCGTATTCTGCCTTGTCTCTGCTGACACCTGGCTATGATTACTGTTAAGCTGGTTTAGTTCGGCAGATATATTGTACATGTCTGGATGTATACCTGCTGTGGAGAACTCTCTAAAGCCCATTATGTCATTAACTTCATAGAACCCGTTTGCATTCTGTTTTGTAAGGTTACCCATCTGGTCTTCGTCTGCGCTACCTTTTGTGGTAAGCATTCCCGTGTTCGCCGTGTCTGCCTTATTGTAACGCTTGTTGAGCAATGCGAGTTCCGCAATAATGCCGTCTCTCGTGTTCCAAGGCTCGTTAATACCGAACTTATGAGTCAAAGCCTCTGATAGTACCACCATCTCAAAGGGATACTTCTTAAGCTTGTGCGGCCAATCCTCGTTTATAAGGAATTTATCATAACCCTTGCATATGACATATCTTTTATTATCCTCTTTAGACCATATCTCGTACACGGTTCTAAATGATTGTTTTTCTTCATCTGTGAGCTTCTCGCTACTCATAACACCTGGCGTGTCTTCGTCTGTCTCGTCATATTCGCTATCTATGGTGTGAATGTCTTTGACGTGCCCAAACTGCTCTTTAAACTGCTTTACAGTAAGCTTGATTCTATGAGCTACGAATGACGAACTTTCAAGCTTTTCTGAATCAGGGTCTATTATTATATCCTGGTTTCTTACGTGGTCTGCCCATACACCGTAAGAACTGAGAGCCTCTCTTGTTATGGTGCCGTCCTCGTTTACTTCGTCTCCTTCTGCTGCTTCTTCAGGGTCTATGGTCTCTGTATTGGTATTAGAGAAAAAACCAAGCTTAACAAAAGAGCAGCCAGTCACAATAGCCCACAGTGCCGCTTTCCTTAACTCTGCCTCCGCACCCGACTTGTTCATAACATCCCGCAAGATGTTTTCTACTAAGTCAGAAGCCCCGTAATCTTCAGGCTTTCTCGCCCTTGCCGTTATTATCGGCATCCGTGAGAACAGGAACGGTGTCTTAACGTAGTATAAGTTGTAAATGAGCGGAAACTGTTTCTTTATGGTTTCCGTGTCCAGCTGTCTTGTGTTCTCGTATGCCTCAATGGCCCAGTCCCAAGAATCCCTTATTTCTTTCGTGGTCTTTTTGGCCCTTGTCACCATGGACATGAGCTTATTTATTTTTTCTCTTTCGTCTCGTTTTGCCATTAGCTTGCCAATAAATTTGATTTATAACCGAGTTCAAAGCCTTCGTATAGTATATCTGTGGCTATGGAACCATCTGTTTTCATGGCTACTTCTAAGTGATAGCATTTGGCGTCGCTATCAACTATCTTTGCAATACTTCCTATTGTTGCTGTCCGGTGTCCAGTTCCGCTGTTTATTGTCATGTCTCCACCAACCTGAACGGCTGTCGCTGTAGACCATGTTGTTTCATACAGCCTTGCCCTTACTTCTCCTGTGTGAACACCAGCCCCTCTCTGAGCGTGTATTGTTATGCTGTCAATAGTCCTATTGTTGTGTACCATGTTGATAGCGTGCGACCCGAAATCGTAAACATTATCCGTGGCTGACGGAGTAACAACGTTGCCTGATACGCTGTATAATAGCGGGTTTGTGCCATCCATTGTTATGTCGGCGCAGTGGTGCTGTGTTGGCGTAGTAATCTCACTTGTAGGAATAGTCACCGATGAGTCCCAGCTTGTCCAACTTGCTGGTAGCGTGGGCGTTTTTCTGGCAAGCGTAACAGCCGGACTTGTGCCGGTCTTGAACCAAATAGCGAAGGCGGTTTTAGACGTGTCAACGCCTATAAAATTAGAGCCTGTCCAATAACAGTTTACCGCTAGCCACGCATCTTCCCCTGTGTTATGAATAGTTGTTCTTCCCGCCGTACCTGATTCAGAGCCAACGCTGAAACCGCTTTTATGCGTGCCATCCCCTGTGTTGTGCTGTGTTGCCATGTGAAGTATTTTTGTCAACGCTATATTTGCGCTTGCTTTTACATTAGCATCGTCTATTTGCCCATTTATAACATCTCTTAATGTCTCAAAGTTACTGTTAACCTCTGGGGCGACAGCCTTTGTTCCGGCTGTAAACGAATTAGGAAGGCTTATTATTCCCATTATTTGAAATCCTCATAGTTTTGCGGCGCTGGGTTATAGCCAAAGCCTGCACCGAATAGGGCTAGTGCGTTCTGTGATGATTCATAAAGGCTCACCAGTAACACCGACACAGTCATTCCGATTATTCTCTTCTTTATGACTTCCACTGAGGCCATAGACCAGCCGTCTGTACCCCACACCATGGTGTCCCATAACGAGTCGCCAGCACCAGATAAATCAATAAGTGACGTTCTGCTTTGTTTTCCGTAGTCGCCTATTAAAGACAATGACGGCGTGGCGCTGCCCGATTCGCCCATTAGCAGTGCGGTTTTTATTGTTCCAGACCTTAGCCCCTCGATATAGTGTTGCCGTCCTTCAAACTTAGCCGTTATATTTACTCCGTCATCATCCGTCCCTGTGTCAAGTTCTCTAACAAAGCCCGTTGCTGTGGAGTCTCCGCCGTATAACTCCCATCCGTCAGCGGTGTTTCCCCATGCTGCGAGAGATGAAAACGATGTGCCCGTGTATTTTGTCCAGCCGCCGCTTTTTATGTCGTAGACCATTGTCTTGCTGTTTGGCCCCGCTCCGTATGAAGCGCAAAGCCAATATTGCTCCCTATGAACAACTCCCACACCATCAACAAGCACGTTAGCCGGTATGCTGTCAAATTCAGGGTCAACAAACCCGCTTATTTTAAGCGTTGAGTTGCCGTTGAACTTATATACACCATCACTTGACTGAAAGTATATCAACTGGTTGTGCATGGCAACGCTCCTTTGCGCTACACATCCAGTGTTTGTGGTAACTCTCTGCCAAGCATGAGTGTCGGAGTTGTAGCCCTGTAACATGAATATTCCGTTTTCCTTGAATATTGCCAACATACCGTTTATTGGGGCTAATCCGGTTATCTTGTCGCCATCATCCGAATCAATATCAATATAGTTAGTACTTGTATTCCATGTGGTAGGGTCTCCGGTTTCGCAGAAATACAAGCGGTTTGGATTTGTTGTAACTCCGGCAATATACAGCCTTTCTTTGTGCAGAACAACGAATGTTGCCGCAGGCGGTGAGCCAGATATTGCAGATACCGTTGTGCCGTTATATTGAAGCTTGTCTGTGCCGTTAAAAATGTACACTATATCGTTCCATGTCTGGAAGTACATACGGGCATCTGCAAGCCCTGTCTGTATACTCGTCCAAACACCTGTACCGTCATTACCCTTGTATAATGCTGTTCCGCATCCGGCGAGAAACTCTTTGAAGGTCGTAGCGCTCTTATAATACCTAAACAGGCTGTGTACACTATTGCTGCCTATAGCAGAAGAGTTATACTTTGCTTGCCCTGCACGCTTCACAAGCCCGCCGTCACTACGTATTTCAAAGTTTTCCAACAGAGAGGCTTGATTATCGCCTATCATATGGGCCTTGTCTCTTACATTAAGGCCCCCTGTAAAACTCTGTTGCAAAACATACTGTTGAGCCATTACCACACCTTAGGATAATTAGCGGGTAGTACCGGCCTTGCTCTTCCTCCGCCTGAATTCTCGTAAGACTCCATAGAGGCTGTCATGGCCGTCTCTACTCCGGTTAGAGACCTTTTTATCATTGCGATTGTTCCGGCAAAGGCTTTTTCTGCTTCTTGTGGCGGCCTGCCTGTGTCTTTCGCTATTATATAGTTTACTGCCAGTCCGATTAAGTCATAATCGAACTGCGTCATTCTCGCATCACCATTAAACGGTGTATCGTTGTCCGCCGTCATACTTGTAATGACAGGCATATAGTACATGCTGTATGTGTCTGTGCTACTGCTTGGCGTAGGCCAAAACAATACTTCTTTGGTTGTTAGGTCGACCGTGTAGTGAGTTGGAAGACCTGTTGTTACGCTCCTTATAGACCGATACTCGTCTATCGGCATAAAGCATAACAGCCTGAAATCAGAAGCCCCATAGCCGTATCTAACGCTTTTGGTCTTAAACCAATCAGAATTCAAGCTGTAGTTAGCCTGACTTGCGGTAGTTGTCCCGCTTTGGCTTTGTAACGGTTGTCCGCTTTCTCTTGCTATGAACCTTTGCGCCTGATTTAGTCGGCTTGTTACCACGCTGTTCGGTAGTCTGTCGCTGTTCGTTTCCTCCTGCATCCGTTCCTTGACTTCCGCTATCAGTTCCGACAGTGTCATTGTTATTTATCTCCTTGGGCCGGTGTTGAACCGGCCCTGGTGTTGTCCGTTAAGCGTTTTTCTTGGCAATATAAGACAGTACCGAGTCATACTTGCCTTTATCCTTGCCGGCATCATATCGCTCTTTCTGTCTTGTGAAGTACTCTTCCGCTGTCTTCCCATCGTAACCCTTGGTGTTGATTGGTAGACCGCAATCAAACAGCGTTATAACGGCGTCTGGGTTGTCCTGTGCCATTGCAATACTAAGGGCGGTGTTCTTGTTTTTATTCACAAGCTCAAGGTTCGCGCCTTTAGCACATGCCTTTATAACGGCGGGTGAACGCTGCTTATATACAGCCCAAAGCACCGGTGTGCTGTGGTTGGTATCAATTTCAAGCGTAGCCCCTTCTTTTTTCGCCATCTCCAATATAACTTTGTCGGCGGCCCCCGCGCTTATCTGGATAATTAGACTCATGTGTAGACCTCCTATTAACACTTTAGCATTACTGGTATTTTCTGAGAAGCCAAGGCGGTAGGCACTAAAGCGGTCATGTTTGCTTTTTCTGCCTCATCAACCGTGGTTCCTGCTGCTGTCAAGCCCTTTACGGCTCCGGCAGTAGAAGAAGAAACAACCCCTTCGTACTGAACTATAGCGTCTGTGTTTCCTACGCCTTCAACATGTGCTAGACCTTCGGTCTGTAGCCAGAAGTAATAACCAGAGGTTATAGCTATTGGGGTCACACCAACTATTGATTCGCTTGCTGCGTCTGTGGCTTCTACGTTGTAGTTATGGTAAACAACGTAATCTTCTGATGTTGTCAAGTCAGCCGACCATGCAGTTGTTACCTTAAGCTGATTAGCGGTAACAAGCGCCTTAACAAGGTTCGGCGCATCATCAATAGAGTTTGTTCCCGCGTTGATTTTCACGTACATACCTACTGCTGCACTTGTGAACGTAACAGCGGCATCGTTTAATACGCTTCCAGAACTTGCGTCACAATCTCCGTCAAAGAGATTAACCTGCGTGACTGCTGTATTTGCCGCGAGAGCCTCGTTTGCCCTGCAATAACGCCATGTCTTCCCTTCTATATCAACATATTTGGTTCCAAGCTCGGCTTTTCTTGTGGCGCTCTCCACGCCAGGTGCATGTGGTGGCACATAAGTCATTAATTTTCTCCTTATGTAAGGTCTATTTCATAGATTACGCCAAGCTTTCTACAATTCGTAACAGTCAGATTGCCCATGAAAAGCATCTGTGATGTTTTGACCTGCTGGTTGTTTGGTGTAATAAAGTCAGTTGTAATAAAGTCAGTATCTTTGTCCACGGTCAGACGTAGATAATTACTGTTCAAGAAATACATTCTGCCGTGTGTTGCGTCCGATGGGCAGTATGGATCCCATGTAATCATTCCGCCCTTAAATTTTAGGTTCTCTTGTTTGAAGGAGCCGTCTGCCGATTCTCCGGTAAACCGCTGCTTCTGGATTAACTGCGAAACATAGCCCTCAAAGGTAGACTGGTCACACACTATAAGGTCTGGATTGTCACCGTCCCCATATCGGGTACAGTTGTTATACATCGTTTCCATTAAGCCGAGCAGCGTATCAAAGGGCGTCGTTGTTTTGGCCCCTGTAGTACTCCAATTACGCCACCAGCTGTTAGTTGCATCAGAGCGGTCTATATTACCCACAGTGCCGGATGTTGGTGTATCAGCAACTATAAGCTCAAGCCCGTCAAGGTCTTTCCCGAAATTGCCGGCACCGTCAGAGTATAGCATTGTTGCGATAACGTCTTTCATTGACATTCTTAACTGCCTTGCCTTTGATTCAACAAGGTTTACAATCCTGTGTTCGCCACTGTTTTTCCTTAGCTCTTCTCTTGATATGGAGAGCGTCCCTGCTACGTTCTTCCAATCAAAGACAGCGTTTGTCATACCTTCCTGGGGTGTGATATCAAATTCATCATACCCTGAATAACTCCTAACCGTGCCGTTTGTTCCGTACATTAATGTCTCAGAAAGGCTTAGACCTCCATCCTCGTACTTTACGGCACCTTTCTTTTTGAAGTAGGACAGTAAAATAGTGTTCTCGAAAATCTGGTCTCTCAGTGTCTTTGCGTAGTTGCTCAGCGTTGTGGATATCAACGCGGTATTGAAATCTGGGTTTCCTGTTGCCATAGCGGCCTCCTGTGTTGTTTTAGAACTGAAAATCACCTAAAAGGCTTGTGTCTACACCGGATGGCAAGGCGGCACCGGTTGACATCCCGCCCGATAAAAGAGGTGATGTGCTGAAATCAAAAGTTGGTAACTGCTGCATTAATAGTGGTGCTAACGAGCCTAAAAGACCCATACCGCCAGATATGGCCCCGCTTATTAGCTGGTTACGTTCTGCGTCCTGTTGGGCCTGTGCTAACGCCTGATTTTGCGCTGCACTCATTGCGCTACTTACGATAGGGCTTGTGCCCCGTGTAACTGCTCCTATGTCTGCAAGTCTCCTGCTTAATATATCCGAGGTCATTTGTCCCTGCAACGCGGGGAACAGCGCCTCTCTATCTCTCCATGCCTGTAGTCTCTGGAAGTCAGCGAGTTCTTGCCCTGCTCTTTGTTGCTCTTGCCCTGCAAGTATGCCGTGTTCGGCACCGGCAATATCAGTCATACGCCCGTATTGACGGGCAAGATTGGCCTCATCGAAAGCTTGCCGCCTGAGAGGCTCCCCGAACGCCTGTTGCCTGATAGATTCCTGGATTAGTGGACTTGTGAGGGCTGCAACATTGCTTTGTGCTGCTCTACCCAGTCTTTCGCCTATGTCAGTAGCTCCCTCAAGGGTTGCCCCGCTCGAAAGCATACCACGTGATGCCATTTGTTCAGCAAGGCCCTTTAGCTGCCTTTCTCCTGCTGCGCCTAATTCGGCCTCATATGCTTGTATGGCCGGTAAATCTGCAAGCATGCCTGGTGTTATCTGCCCTACCTCCCGAAACTGTGCGGTCTTGAACGGGTCGAACTGTCCACCAAATGTCTGCTGTGCCGTGTCGATAAAGCCTGGTATGTTGGCAAGCGCTGATTCCGGTGTTGCCTCGAATGACGGCAATGATATCTCTGGTATGTCCTGAAAGAACCTGGCCAGCAGGTTAGGGAGTAGCATACCTGCTGTCTGTTCTGCTGTTTTCGGAAAGTCCGTCATTCGGTCTTTTAGAACGTCCTCAAACTTGCCAACGTCTAAACCACCAAACGGCTGCTGTGCTGCGCCTGTTATACCTGGCATTGTCACGGGTATTTGTGTTTGTTGGCCTCCCGTAAGCGTGGGAGACTGGAAAGACGGCTGAGGCGTGACACTTACGCCTGCCGGTAATTGGCCGTGCATAAGAGATGTTCTTTTCTGTGCCGGTTTCCATCCGGCAGCGGGCCCAGTGAGCCCTGCGTTCTGTGCCGACTTTGCCTTGTTCACGATGGATAGCGGGAGGCGCATATCCATGTTATTGAATCTAGCCATTATTTCCTATGTACCTCCTCCGAACAGCGTTGAAACTGTTAGGGTTTTCCGTTGGCCTTATTGGCATCTTAAGCCAGTGTTTCAGCGATGGCAACTGAGTCGCAATGTACCTGATGCAATCCTGAGGGTGGTCGTAACGATTATCCTTTTCTGGGTTCTTATTCCCGTCAGGCTGTATCTTGTCGGGATACTTATATCCGCCACGCAGCCCGTCTATCACGGTTTTACACTGCTTATCCACAACATATAGGTTGTTCTTCAACAGTATACGCAGCAGTAGTATACCGTTCTTAATGCTTCGGTCTACATTCGTTCTAACATAAACGCCCATTGTTGACAGAATTTGCACGCTCGTCCTGTCGTTTTTATCGTTCATCTGCCTGCCTGCTGGGTCGCCGTAGTCCACGAAATCGAAGCCAGGATATAGTTGCTCTGATTCTACGAGTACCATCTTTCCGAAATCGTCAATTAGTTCGTCTTTCCCGCATATCTCATGCAGTATCATGAGCTTACCGTTCACCTCCTGCGCGAATACTACGCAAGGGTGGTGATATCCGAAGTCCCACCCGCGTAGTATCGGAGAGCCGTCTAGAGGGGTGACGGTTTTCACATGTTTTTCTGCCTTGAACTCCTTGTACACCGGCTTGCCATTGAGAATCAATCCAGGTTGCCCCTTCAAGAAAACATCAATCCAATCCTGCGTATAGTGTTCTTCCAGGCGTTCAATGTAGCCATCAGGGAGATTATCCCTATTTTCGTATGTTGGAGCGTTGAAATATGAGCACTCGCCGCTTTTCGTTTCAACGTCTCGGAACATGGGATATATCCAGTGGTCCTCGTCTCCTGGATTGCTACCCAGGAGCCCCCAGTATGCATCAGGAGGAACGGTCTTGAGTCTCAGTCGCCCTGCCAGTATATCGAACGCCTCAGATGTATCCAACTCACTGGCTTCATCGACGTAGAAAAAACCCAGTTCCATTGACTTGAACTTTTCAGGGTCATTGCAGCCACGAAAGTAAACAATGCTGCCATTCCATAGCATAATCCAACTCTCCGAACGGTTTTCTTCGGCTATCATCCATTTAGGGCAAATGGCTATGAATGTCTTGTATGTACTTGTTTTCAGGTCGCTTAGGTTCTTCCTAGCAATGACCCCGATATTGCCAGGATACCTTACCAAGCTGTCCAATGCCCTGTAGCACCCAAGTCTTGATTTCCCGCTTCCGAACCCGCCTATGTAGGCATTGAACGGCGTTGGGCTGTACCACGTCATATACTGCGTTTTCAGCGGCCTAAACTCCTTGGCTATGTCCCAGGTCTCTATATACATCACTCCCTACCCCGCCTCTTGCGTATTGTTTTCTCTACACAGCTTTGCGCGGTGAGAACGAGACTCAATGTACACTGGCTCGCCAGTGATATGCTCGGTAACATATGGCGTGAAACCGCAATCAATAGGAGCGTTGAGAGATATTCTCAACTTCGCGGTGTCGCAGCATGTGTCACATACAATATATGGCTTAGGGTCATAGGAAGTCTGTATTCTTTCTGTCGTGTGGTTCTCACTACATATATACTCGTATATCGGCATATGCCTCACAAAGCTCCCATCATTCTGCCGCGGTGCCTACATAAGTTCAACAAAGTCGTCATTCGTCATGGCCCGCATTGCGCAGGCCTCATCTCGTTTCGATAATATCCTCCGCCACCGTGATGCCTCTGCATGACTTTTTGGCCTTACTGTATCCTGTACTAATTTATTTTCCATCTGTTCCATTGTAATCACTCCGGTTTTTCTAGGTCGCCTAAAATAACATTAATTTGTTGTTTTTGTTCGCTTTCTGTCCCGTGGTCACGAAGACCACCAAGGGCTTTCGATAGGAATATAGCATGAGTGAGCCTACCTTTCGGTATATCCACTTCCACTGGCTCACCTGTCTCGGGGTCTGTCACGCCGTCATATTTCCGTGGCAGCTCTATTACTCCACGGACGGCAGCTTCTTTCCTGAACTCGGAAAACTCCGTGACTATTTCATTCCAGTATTCGGAAAAAATATCATCCTTATGCTTCCACTCGTACACGCTGCGCCGTGGAATACCAGAGGCAATGCAGGCATGAATCACCCAGCCCTGCTCTTTTCTGAGAGCAGAAAGGAATTTTTTCTTGTCTGTGATTACCTCCGCATCTGTTCTTTGTGCGTGCGGCAGGCGCTTCATTTTTTTCATTATGTGCGTGTCCGTGTTTCTCTTCTTCCGATTAACTCCCCCTATACCCCTACATATAGTATGATACCATAAGCAATATCTGTCAATAGCGTCACCAAAAATCAATATAAAAATAATCACAATAAGTATTGACTTTCGTATCTGGATTGGATACAATGAATAATATAAGGAGGTTGCAAATGAGACCATTGAAAGAGAAAGAGAAATCAAAGGCAGTCATGATAAGATTGCCAGAATCCACCGTGGAGTTGGTGGATAAGAACAGTGAAAAAGTAGGATTGTCCCGCTCTGCCTACATCAGGCAGATTTTGTCAAAATTCCTGCTGTAATCTTTTTTCTTTTTTTACTTGACATTGTATCCAATATGGATACAATATAGATATAACATAAAACACGGAGGGATAAAAAATGAAAGATTTAAGATTAGAAACAAGCAGAGAGTGGGAAAAGAACGGAAAGCACCGAATATATATAACCGCATCTTGGGTATACAACCAATATGGGGCGCGGGTGCACCCAAGAGATATTGGGTACTATGATATTGTAGAAGGATTGGCCGTAGTAGCCAGCGGCTACGAAGGGGAAGAAGACATTAAAGCTCTAATAGAAGGAGTTAGGCCGGATACAAAAAAAACGGTCGATGAGACCGAACCAGAGGCAGAAGAACCTGCTGTAGTAGCAGAGAAAGAAATAGCAGAGGGAGACGGCTACACTCTCCCTTCACAGCCCACATCTTGCCGGTTCTGCCGGCTAGTGCAAGACCACGCTGCCAGAAACGCCCCCCCAGAAGAGGGCGTACACCGCATAGACTGGGAAAGTCTCTGCGGTGTAAGTGGGGAGTCTTCCCTCCTCGAAATGGTGGACGCGGCTCTTGAGAAGACCGCGTATGCAAAAAAACCGCGCTTCGAAACCTGCCAGTGCAAAAGGGAGTTGGAAGTGTGGGACTTCGGCGGGGACGGTGGCGTGTATGCCACCTGCCCCGCATACGATGAATGCGAGGAAGAAGCCAGCGGGGGGGAATGTTACCCGCTGGACAGAACCGCGCTTTTCAGGGTAGCGGGGGGATGGCTGGCATATTTGCCTGGGGAGAACTTCCCCAGGTACTACAAGGACTAATCTTTCACACACGGCCCGCCACATTGTGTGGTGGGCCATAACTAAGGAGAGAATAAGATGATTATATTTAGAAACGCTGGAGAAGGATACGGGGGAAAATCAGCTTCGGTGGCGGATTTGGTATTTGCAGTGAAAACGGGAAGGCCCGTTTTCCTGGTGTACACAGATTACTTCGCGGGCCTAAAGGTAGGGAATTGTGTAGGAGAGACAGAGGAGGAAATGGAAAGATATTTCCTCCAGTATAACCAGGGGCTGGCCCATGACGGCCCCGTCACGGTCAAGAGGATCCCTAAGAAGATCCTCAGGAAAATCTCCTCTTGGAAGGAGGTCTATAACACGTGGGAGTCTCCGCATTGGGAGCGGCTGCAAAACCAGGAGAGCTACTTTGTACGGCTCCTGGAGCGTGCAAAGATACTATAAGCTTAAACACGGCCGCCTTCGGGCGGCCGTAACTAAGGAGAGAAAAAAATGAAAGAAACCGGAGAAATACTTACCACTGAGTGTGGTAAGAAGGTCTCTCCGTTACAAATCACTGCCAGTCGTGCAGGAATTTGTAACGGATATGTTTCTGAAATCCACACGGGCACTTACACCCGTGTAAAGCCCGTAACCGGCAACCTCCGAAAGGGGGTTGTTGTCTCTGGCTACGTAATTATGGATAGAAATGTCCTTGATTACGTAGAAGGTGAAATCGACTATTGCTTGCGGCACGAACTGTCGCAAGCAATCGAGTTCACTGTGGCAGCTGATGTCACAGGGAACATGGACGTTAGAATAGATTGGGAAAACCCCAATCTATAACATAAAAGGAGTAGGAGAAAAGAAATGAAATGAAAATAGAG